AGTATCTTCTGTAGTTTTCCATAGAGATAAGAAGTTCAAATATACATACTTACAGGTTTTACTCCAAAGCTTATACTACGACCAACAGAGAAAAGGTGGTGTAAAGGAATTAGTAGAGAACAACATTGGGGATATGCACGTTGACTTCCAAGAAATACACGGATTTAAAAGCAAGTTCACTTCTAACGCACAGCTACCAGAGTATTTTCATACCTATGGCGGTAAGTGGTTTGGTATTTCCAATAAGGCAAATACAGCACCACGAATTATTGCGAAAGCAGAAGAGATGATTGACGCGTATGGGGTAAATATTGATGTACCTTGGATATGGGAGCAGTTAAAAACATTCGTAGAGAAAGATTTAAAGAGTTCTACTAGTCATAGGCAAACAAGATACCAAGCGGCAGATACTAGGTATGACTATGATGATGCTATATTCGCTATTACATTTGCGTACATCAATGCGCAGTCACACGCTAAGTACGAGCCTGAAAATATAAAAGGAGAGAGTGGCGAAAAACACGTTGTTATGAGATATGTTCAATCAAAAGAAACTGAATACCGAATGAAGTTAGCTAGAGTAGATTCTAGGACTGGTAAGATATTAAAAATAATGAATTGATAAATAAAGTATATTTGTAAAAAAAAATAATGGCTAATTACATTCAAAAATCTTATGTTCCTACGTTTGGCAACAAGAATATAATGACTACAAATATCGTTGAAGATATTTCATTCTTAGTGAACGAGGCAAATTCAGGAGATGGTAACCAACAGGTATTGGGAACTTCTGTTTGGGCAAATAAATTTACTCCAGTTGGTTCTATTGATGAAGATATTACATTGCCAACACCAGGTGCTTTTACTTATCCTTCACCATTAGAGATGAGTGTTGGTAAAACATTAACAATTCCTGTAGGAACAACTTTAACAATAGTATAAACAATTAAAATCTAAATAAAATGAGTACAATAAACGTAGATAATGTAGAGCCACAATCAAACGCTAGAGTAGCTGTAGGTGGTGCAAAAATTCAATATGATGCTGATAGAAATTTATCCGTAGGTGATGGTATTAGTGAAAGTATTTCTGGATTAGACAACAGTATTATAGGAAACAATGCATTTACTGTAGCTACTGCTTCGAGTAATAATACCGCAATGGGTGCAAATGTACTACAGGACTGCACAACAGGAGGAGGTAATACCGCGATGGGTCATTCGTCAATGGCTAATATTACTACAGGTGGAAACAATACATCAGTAGGTGGAGGTTCTTTAGCAAACGCTACAACAGCCTCTATTAATACTGCAATAGGAACAAATGCCTTGAATGCAGTTGTAAGTGGCTCTGGTAATGTAGGTTTAGGTAGCAACGCAGGTACTAGTGCTACAGGTTCTAACAATATTTATATTGGGTATGCAGCAGCAGAACTACAAACATCAGGGAATAATAACATTACGATAGGTAAAGATTCTGCAAACTCAACTACAACTGTATCAAATGAAATAACTTTAGGAAATTCTTCCCACACTGTTATTCGCGCAGCTGTAACTACAATTACTTCTCTTTCAGACGCTAGAGATAAGAAAAACGTTGAAGAATCTACTTATGGTTTAGAATTTATTCATTCATTGAAACCTGTTACGTTTGAATGGGATACAAGAGATGGAGCTAAGAAAGACATTAAAGACTTAGGTTTTATAGCTCAAGACTTAAAAGAAGTAGATGATGAATACCTTGGACTTGTTTATAGCGAGAACCCTGAAAAGTTAGAAGCTTCTTACGGAAGACTTATACCTGTATTAGTTAAAGCAATCCAAGATTTATCTGCTAAAGTTGAAGCTTTAGAGAACAAATAACTAAAACAATTTCATTTGTTTAACGAGAACTAGGTTTTTATTAAAGCCTAGTTTTTTGTTTTCCCAAACACTCCCATATCTATTGTTTTGCTTAAGTTCATAATCGTTTATGATAGACTTGAAGTATGATACTTCCTTCTTATTCATAAGCTTAAAAGACATTTGAGTATAGTTGCTGTCTTCTTCAAATAATTTCTTTTTTAAGTTTATCCAATACAAGTGATATTCAGGGAAACTCTTATCAGTTTCAAATGAAGCGGTTATAAAAGATTTAGTCACAAAATGTTGTGTCTTATTAGATATGACTTGACTTAGTTTGTTGCTTGAATATTCTGAAGTAGTACTCACAATGCAAAAGTAAAATTTTAAACAACTTCAGAGTATGTTTCTTCTAAAAGTTCAGTCAAAGCTTCTTCCATTTCTGCATCTTCATCAGAGTAAGGTCTAAATCTATTAGCTAAGAAATATTGATAATCACAATCTTCAGGTATATCTATTTCAGCTAACTTATATCCTATACTCATTCTTTGTCGAGCTAAGTACTTAGCGTCTACTACGGTGTAAACTTCACCTGATTCTATCCAACAACCAGCAGGGAAACCTTTTGGTCTTGCTTTGTCATTTATGCAAACGATTCTAAAACTATCCATATCCTTGTTTTAAAAATAAACCTCCCCCCTAGAGTGGATATGACAGGAGAAAGAGAGGAGGTTTTAATTTAAAAATGTCTTTGTGTGTAATCATATCCGCTACAAATGTAAAAACATTTTTTAAACCAAAAACATTTTGTGTGATTTTTTTTTAAAAAAGAAAACAAAGAAAAGAAAAAGTAAAAGAAAGAAAGAAAAGAAGCAAAAGAAAGAAAGAAAAAGTAGTATATACTTCGGTATATATATAAATATATATACCTCATATACACTACCAAAAAGAAAAGAAAAAAAAGAAAAAACCCAAACCCAAAATTTTTTATTGAAAATCTTAATTATATTTGTACCGAAATTCACAGTGAGGTGAAGTTAAACTTTTAATTAACTACCACACAGACCTAGTCAGTGTATTAATTTTTTTATTATGGCAATTACTTTTAAATTACCAAGAATCGCGGATATTGATGCAATATCTATTTTAGACACTCCACTTGTAGCTGATACAGTTATGGCTAATGGAGTATTAACAATCAAAGATGAGGCTGGTAGCAACGCTATCGTTGTTAAAGCTGCTGATTTGTTAAACTTCCAATACGATGCTTATGCAGCAGGAACTGCAAACGTTGTTGATGTAGATTTAACAGGTGTTACAATCGTAAACAACGGAGTTTATGTATTGACTGTTTATGCTCCATTCGTACAAAACTTCTTCGGAGGCGGTAGAGAATCAGGTGCTATTTTCCAAACAAGAACTTACACAGTTTCTTTAGACGCTACACCTACAGTTGCTGAACTTCAAGCATTGTTTGTTGCTCGTATCAACGCTGATGTTAATGCTTACTTTACTGCTTCTTCTCAAACAGGAGATGTTGTACGTATCACTGCTGACAACGCAGGATTTGGTCCATTAACAATCAATGCTCCTGCTGGTGCAACTGTTGCTGACCAAACTGCTTGGGCTTCTCCTGTAGGAACTCCTGCTGAAGTTCTTAGCTATGTAAATAACGCTTTGTTAGTTAACGCTGCTGGATACGATAGATATGTAATTACATACAGAAAATTTATCCGTCACAACATCGTAAACGGACTTCAAGTTGTTAAGCCAGTACAAGCTCTTGTTTACTTAGACAAAGACAACGCTGGAACTGCTGCTGTAGTAACTAGATTGACTGGATTATTAAATGGTTCATACGCAACAACTGCTGCTATCGCTTCAACATACTTAGGCTGCCCTGCTGTCTAATTAAAATTTAATTATCTTTGTAGGGTAGGTATAAATTATCTACCCTATTTTTTTTATAATTTTATGGCAGAAAAAGAAGTTGAGATTATTCTTTTTGGTGTAGAGCACGATGGTGATTTAAGGATTGAGTATCCTGAATTATCTGAAATAGAAGAGTTTAAGACTCTATCGCCAAAGAACGTAAGATTATGTTGGTTGTTAGGAAATAGAACAAGTCCAATATATAGCTTACCCAAAAAAGAACGTATGCCAAAAGCTTTAGAGTTGGTTTACGGAAAGTCTTATCGGGAACGAAAAGACATTAGTAATATTTTAGACGGTGATATACCTGAAGAAATAGTGATTGGCATTAGAAGAATGGAGTCGTTTAATCCTGAATACAGACTAAGAGCCAAACTTATGACTCAGTATATGTTCGAGATATTAAATGATATGATTATCTTAGATTCAGGAACATTGGCAAATATGGACATTGATGAAAAGAAAAAGTACACTGATTTAATAGTAAAAGTTCACGATGAACTTCCGTCTATGGTAAAAACATTAGAGTCTTCTTACGGAGTTAAATCCGTAGATAAAGCAACTAAGAAAAAGGTTCTTATTGGAATAAATGACATATTAAGATGATATGAGTTATATGTTTAGCACAGGTCGCATAAGACCTAATAAATTAGATAGTAAAAAAGATAAGCATTACCACAGAGAGTATGCTAAATTTTGCTTATCGTCAATGAGTAATTACATTTATAGAAGGTTTATAAACAGGTGTTTAATAAATTGGTCATTTTTCAAAGGTCAAGATGGTCAATGGATATTTGATGAAGATATTGAAGCTTTCTTTTTAGATGAATCAGGAGATGTAAGAAACCGTCTTAAATGGACTAAGAACGTTATAAAGCCAATGGTACAACAGTATGTTGGTAACGCTATACGTTTATCTTATAATGCTAAAGCTAACTGCGTTTCTGATTTTGTAATAAACAAAAGAGAAAAGGAATTACAAAAGCTTAAATCTCTTCAGAAGGTTAGTGAAACAATGCCGTTCTTTAAAGATATTATCAAAGAATTTGCTCCAATAGAAGATACAGAGCTTGAAACTGAAGAGTTGTTCTACAACGGATTTGTTGAAGACTACGAAAAAGATATAAATAACCTCATCACTTTTATTTCTAACGAGATAAACATTGATGATTTAAAAGTTCAGATAACTAGAAACTTAGCTATTTGCGGACTTGGAATATACAAAGGATATGAGTCAGGAGATAATTATGTAGCGGAAGCTGTAAACCCATTATTCTTTGGTTGGGATTTGTCAGCTAAAAAACCTGATTTATCAGACGCTGAATTTATGCACGAGTGGTATTATATGGATTCTCCAAGTATTTTTGAGAAATACCAAGATATATCACAAGAAGAGAGAGAGCTTATTGAGAATTTTGCCAATAACAATACTCAAAATTCAATGCATAAAATTGTAAATGGAATTTATACCATCCCTGGAGGTAAAGTTCCTGTGTACGAGGTGTATTGGAAGGATATTGAGAAAAGAGAATACGGTTGGGTTTTAGATGAGTATGGATACCCGTACTATTCTATGATTAACGACAAAGATTCTCCCTACACAGACAAGGATTTAATAGAACCTGCTACCGATAAACATAAAGAGGAGATGGGCAAGAAGAAGAAACACACTATTTATGTAGATGTGCTTCGTTATTGCGTTATTATACCTCAAGAAGAGATTGGTCACGGCAGTGGAGATATTGTTTTAGAGTATGGTATTATGCCTTACCAAGAGAAAAACTTATATGACCCAGCAAACGTTAAATTCCCATTCAAGTGCTATACTTGGGTTTACGATAGAGGGGAAGTATTAACACCTCTTGATGACGTTATTGACCCACAACGTTTCTTAAACAGAACATTATCTGTTGTAGAATCTCAAATGGCAAATATGCGTGGAACTGGTACGGTTATTTCCAAATCAGCAGTTGACGACAGAGATGGTGAAGCTGACATTACAAGAAATATCAATTCATCTAAACCTATATTCGTAGATACAGATAGAGTTGGTTCAGTTCAAAACGCAATTGGTACTTACGGAACAAACGTAGGAAGTGGAACTTTACAGATGTTCCAAGTTATTCAGTCTGTTCAGCAGTCTATACAAGACGTGACAGGAGTGAATGAAGCTATGACAGGAACTCAAGGTGGTGGAGATGTATTAGTGGGCGTTGTAGAAGCTCAAATCCAAAGAGGTTCACTAGTACAAGAGCCTTTCTATTGGGCATTAACATCAATCCTTAAACAAGCATACGAACACATGGCTACGGTTGGTAAAGCTATTTATTATGACAACCCACGTAGATTAGCTATGATGGTTGGAGATAGAGGTTTAGAGCATATCACTATCACCAAAGACCACTTGTTACAAGACTACAGAATCTTTATTAAGAGAGCCGAAACACCAGAGCAGGGAGTTAATTCAGCTAACACTTTATTGTTTACGTTGTTACAAGCAGGGTTAATAGACCAAATTACTTTTGCTAATTTATTCAATAGAGCTACTCCCGAGTTGGTAGCAAGTTCTTTACGTCAATATCATAAAGATAAGTTAATGGCACAGCAGATGTCTGATAAAGCAGCCAATGAAGGAATGGCTAATCAGAGAATCCAACAAGCTGATATGCAACAACAAATGCAAATGATGGGTCAAGAACAGCAGGTTCAACAACAACAGCAACAAGATTTACTACATCAGCAAGATTTAGAGAAAATTGCATTAAAAGAAGGTGCAAAAACAGAAAGAGATATAATTAAAAAACAAGGTATTCAATAAATTAGTAATTTTGAATTAAATAAATAAAATAGATTATGGATAACAACTTTGAAAAAGAAGTTGAGAGAGCAACACAGGAGTTGTCTGGCGGTGAACAAGCCGTTGAGCTAACTCCTGAAATGCAAGACCAATTTCGACAAGTGGAACAGCTAGCGAGAATGGACCCTTCATTTGCTAACTCACAAGAATACAAAGACTTGATGTCTTCAATGTCGAAGGCAGGAACTCAAGCAGCGGCTGAAGAAGAGGATGAAGATGATGATGACGAGGAAGAAGAAGAAGATGAAGATGAACTTCCTACTGATGATATTTTTGGAATCTTAACGAGTCCAAAAAAAAGTAAAGAAATAAAGATTAATTTTGAACCACCTAAAGAGATGATTGATTTAATCTCTTCAAAGTTTGGCGTAAATGATGCATCTAAGTTTTTCACATCAGTTGATACTTGGAGAAGTCAAGCGCAAGAAGGTGTAGAGGTTAAGAAAGAGTATGAGGCATTAACGAATGACCTTCAGGCAATGCCACAAGACATTAGAATGATGGTTCAAATGTGGGCAAATGGCGAAGACTATACTCAAGCATTTAACCAAAACGAAAGACTGGACTTCTCGGGTGACTTTAAAGGTCAGAACCAAGAGAGCCTTGTTCAGCACTACTTCGGGGAGCAATACGAAGAGCTTACAGAATCATTAGAGGACGGAGCTATTTCGGAAAGCGAATTTGAAGATAGGATAAAGCTTTTAGCTAGTTCAACAAAACGATTGTTCACAGAAGACAAACAAGCGTTAGATAAAGAGCGTGAGGATTACGTAAATCGTCAGAAAACTGAATTTCAGAATATGAAGAAGACAGCAATCCTTTCCGTAGACAATCTAAGTAAGGCTTACCCTAACTTCAGTAAACCCGAAATCGCTAAGATTAGAGGGCTCTTGGTTGAGGGGAAAGTGGAGAACCTGTTTATGAATGCCGATGGAACATATAATGAGAATGCAGCTGAATTTGTTGCTTTCGCTATGTACGGCAAGAAAATGTTGGAGTCTGTGAAAAAGATTGCAGAAAGACAAGGTGAAAGTGTGGCGAATCAAAAGATAGTTGATTCAAGCCCTAAAGCTCTTCGTAAACAAAAATCGGCAGGACCGAATGGAGGTTTAAACAAAGAAGCATTAGGTCACTTGAATGGAGTATTTAGACCTGACCCATACGCTTAATATTTACAAATTTTAAAACAGACAAAAGATGTCATTATACAACAACCCAGATTCTAGGTTCTCTAATCAGAACTACAACTCCGTAGGTTCGGAGTACGCAAGTTTATACGGACACGATATTTCGTTGTTAGTACAAAAATTAACTAACCGTGCTATCTTTGATGCAGCTCCACAACAGTTTATGGACCTGAAATTATTGAATATGGTTGCGGCTGAACAAGTTAACTCTGACGAGTTTTTCTATCAAGAGATGGGATACCAAAGAGAGCCTCTTGTAGCTACTGCTTCAAGTGCTGCTGTTTCTTGGCCAGCGACTCAAACAATTTCTATTGCGTCAACTGACAACATTTCAACTAACACAATCATTTCTTACCCTAACGGTCAAAAAGGTTCTGTTACAAACGTTGATACTACGTTGTTACAAGTAACTGTATCTCCTTACAATGGTGATACTTTACCAGCTGTTTCTGCTGATGACGTTTTAGCTAACGTATCTTCAGTTGACCACGATGGTTCTGATGGTTTTGCACAATACTTCCGTGCATCTACAATTGAGCGTAATAACTACATTCAGTTGTTTAACAAAGCTATCCGTTATTCAGAAGTAGAGTTACACAAATTGAAAAATATGGGTACAACTTCTAACTTCTTAGAGATGGAGAGAACAGCAATGTTCAACCAACACAGAATTGACTTGTCTAACGCATTCTGGACAGGACAAAAAGGTGAGGTTATCACAGCTAACAGCACTCCTGCTAAAACAACAGGTGGTGTATTCTCTTCAATGTTAGAGGCAGGTTCTCCTAACGCATTGGCTACTACAGCTACATTAGTATCTGCATTCGAGGATATGGTATTATCTTCTGAATATGGTGACTATGGTCAAGCTCGTATGGCATTTATGACTCCTCGTGTACACCGTGCATTATCTTTGGCTTACAAAGAAGAATTGACACGTTATGCACCAAATGATGACATCGCGTTATTGAACTTGAAAGAAGTGAACTTAGGTTCATCTCGTATTGTTCTTGTTCCATTCAAACGTTTTGAAGATACTGCATCTTTCCCTGGTTCATTCGCTAACCGTATTGTTATCCTTGATATGAAAAACATCAAGAGAACGCAGTTGTGGGGTGAGCGTTCAGGGGATACTCTTAAATTAGAGGATGGAGTTCCTAAACGTTATGGTGACATCTGGGTAGATTGCAATATGGGTGTGAAATTCCACAATCCATTAGCTTGTGCTTGGTTAGACATTAACTAGAAAGTGAAAAGGGAGGATGAAATACTCCTCCCTATTTTTTTTATTATAACAACATTAATTATGGCAATTACAAAAGTAAATAACGAAGACGCTACAATTGAAACTGAAAACACAGTAACCAATAGCAGTGCAAACATTCAAACAGAAGTGACAAAAGAGCAAACTGTAGAAAAAAAGTCTAAAGAAGAATCAATTCCATTATCATTTGTTGAAAAACTAATGAGAGATATGGAAGAGAAATTTACATCTCAAATTAACAAGCTAAGAGCTTCTAGTGCTAAAAAAGATTTAGACGAAGACTTAGACTATGTGTC